CTGATGACGAGATTGATTACTTATTAGCCAATGATTTGCAACGTGTCGAAGCAGAACTACTGCAATCCTTTGAGTGGTATGACGATCTAAACGATGCTCGAAAAGATGCAATGATGGATATGTGCTTTAACATGGGCTTACCAAGATTGCGGAAATTCAAACGCGCATTAGCAGCTATGTCTGCAAACCTCTATGAGATTGCTGCGGTTGAGTTCCTAGATAGTTTATGGGCTAGACAAGTAGGTCACAAAAGATCGACCACTATTTCAGAAATGATTAGGACAGGGGAGTATTAACATGGGCTGGTTTTCAAGTTTATTAGGAGGCGGCACAGCGGCAGAGCCGATTGCGGCTATTGGCAATATTATCGACCAAGTATTTACCAGTGATGATGAACGCGAGCAGGCGGCTATCATTAAGCAGAAGCTAGCCATGCAGCCAGCCCTTGTGCAAGCTGAGATAAGCAAGGTTCAGGCCCAGCATAGATCAACCTTTGTTGCAGGAGCTAGGCCAGCTTTAATGTGGGTATGTGCTTTGGGCTTTCTATTCGCTTTTTTTATTAACCCTATGCTCCAGTGGTTAGCTCCAGAAGCAGGTAGCCCAGAATTACCACTAGATGCCATGCTTGAGCTAACCCTCGCCATGTTAGGCTTGGCTGGATTGCGTACAGTCGAGAAACTAAAAGGCGTGTCTAAGTAATTCCCCTAGACTCCGCCCTTAACTAAACTTTCCCATTTGTGCTTATGCTTATTTGCTTCGGCATCTATTTTGTCTGCATAATCTCGCAATAGCGTGGTTATTTTATGAGAACCTTCACCATAGTCAAATTCGATGCTTCCAAGGACAGTATCTTTCAGAATATCCTCTAACACTATTACATAACTGTCGGTGCGAAAGCAGTTTTCGCAAACACCATTATCATCAAGCCAAAAACCAATTAGCGGCTTGTCTTTAAATCCGCTATAAAGTTCAAAATCTAAATCAGGGTGTGGCGTATTACATTCTGTACATTTTGCTATTGTCATAGTCTATTCTTCCTTTTTGAGCCGTAATTGCTTAAAATACACCACCCCCAAAAATCACCATCAATACCATCAATGTAACAATCGTCCCAAAACAAGCCAGCTTTAAAGCCTTCACTTTTTAAAATCTGCAACGCAATCACAGCTTGCAGTGCGCCATCACTTACCCAATGCACATGACTGTCGGATAAATCAAACTCTTTTATTTCGTCACCATCTTCCCAGATAAAGCGATCATCATTAGACATTTCAATTCCGTCAGTTGAACATTGCGCATGACTAAACATTTTAAAGTGCTTCAAGGTTAGTTCAAGATTCATGTATCACCTCCTTATTAGCTGCATCGTTAAGCGCATTAGTCACCCACTCAGCCAGCTTCTTACCCTCAGCAGCATGAACCCATACCGCTTTCTCTTGAGGGGTGCAGCGTATCTCAAGGCGCGATGACTTGGTTAGCTCTTTGCTGGCATTCTTCTGGCCTATCATTCCATGTTGTTCAATCATAACTCAATCCCTCTAGGCCATTACCGCAATCACAATCTTCTGGGCAACGCTCTATGGAGCAAGCAAAATCTTTAAAATCTTTAACACTTGTAAAGTTTTTAGAGTGAGTATCGTATCCAGCCATTCTATACCCTTCAACAAAAAACACTGTCCATTTGTATTCTTCATCAAAAAACTCACCAGCCGCATCAACACACAACTCGACCAGTGGGTGCTTCATAATAGTTTTGCCAATTATCGGATGCTGATAGTCAGGTATGGATATTTTACTATTCTTGCCCATCATCCTGTAAGTTGTTTCACTCATTATCGTCACCTCCTTTAACTTATCTTTAAGTATTACATTGCTTCTATTTCATGCAAGAACTTGGCGAGGACTACCTTGGCTTGGGTGATTGCCTCCTCTCGCGTCCTGCTGTGTCCATACATGAAGCACTTCGTTTTACTGGCACTGCCGCACATAACCTGAACGTCAATAGACTGCTGCTCCTTGCCTTGCCTGCTGTGCCTCAAAGTATCAGTGATACCGACAGGCAGATCACTGCCACGTATACGCTTCTTGTGACTCACCTGTTTTCCATTACCTGCCTCTGGCCCCCTGTCATGGTATTTTAAATTCGGCATCAAGTGTGCGCTTCTAAACTCTTCAGCCTTTATAAGTGCTGCCTCACTGCCTCCATGTTTCAGAAAAGGAAAAGACTTTTGTTTGTATCGTAGTGTCCGAGCATTGCCATCGTGAAAGTACGCATGGGGAACTCTCACTAACCAACCTGTCGTTCCGTGTGGAGAGATGTATTGCAGGTTTTGAGTCATGTGATGCTCCTATGGGGCCGTAGCCCCTATTAGTAATTAAGCTATTAACTTTACGAATAAAGCGCTTTCTTCGTCTGTAATTGACTCGCCACCCCATGTATAACACTCACCATTGCCAGCGTTGTAAGGTGCAAATAAAACCATATCATCTTCATCGTGTACAACTGTGATCATGTCCTTTTTTACTAGGGAGGCAATAACACCTCGTAATACTTGAGGACTTTTACTTGTCATCACATTCATATCAACAATACTTGCTCCCAGCTCTGTATCGCATACATCTAGGATTGCGTTGTAAGTGATAACTTCTAATTCTGTGTAAGTATTCATAATCATCTACCTTTATTTATTAACTTGATTCAATAACTTAATTGTACGGACAAATTGAATAGATGTAAAGGGGTTTAGAAAAATAAATTATCTCGCCTAATATACAGTGGTTTGAAAATGAAGAATCGGCGGTTTTAGAGGGCTGTTTTTTACTGATTTGTTAGGCGAGGGAGTGGTATGTCGTTGATTTATAAGGAAACACCTACAGATTGCAAATCCGTTTACCCCAGTTCGATTCTGGGTTCGGCCTCCATTATACGGGCGTTTCAGCGATAGTAACCACTCTCGCCTAACACCGCCTAATATTTCGCCTAATATACAGTGCTAGTTTTATATACAGTAGTTGAGTTATTTTAAGGTTGGAACGATCTTTATTTTGCGCGAATAGTTTTGTGCCTGCGCTTCGGTCTTATGACCTGAGAATTCTTGCAAGTTGCCATCGTAGTCTGAAATTGATTTTGCCTTAATATCGTGAAATGTGAAATCTGTTACCCATTCGCCATTATGATTTTCCCAAGCCTTTTTTCTAGCTGCCGCATACCACTTAGCCATAGTCGTCTGCTTGGAGTGATTACCCTTTGCATCACAAAATACTAAATTTAAGTTCTGCACCACCTGAACCGATAAAGCTAGATCAACAGCGGCCCTTAAACGCGGGTTCCACTCTTTAATTTGTTTTGCCCCTGTTTTGCCCTGGCGAATGTAAATGCCCTCATCCTTTAGCTGCTTTCTAGTTAAACCCCATACGTCAGCCTGTCTTGCAGCACAGCAGTAACTAATCTCCATAGAGGCGGCAAGTAAAGGCCATTTGATCCTAGCTTCTGCCAATACAGCGTTATACTCCCAATCCTCAATATACCGCTCACGATGCGGTTCAGTGAACTTACGAACGCCAGTACAAGGGTTCATTTTGACCTTTCCATTTTCATACGCCCAGCTAAACACTGCGCTCATGAACGAATGCTCACGGTTCGCCTGCACGATTGTGGTCTTTGCCCTTTGATCCATGTACCGTCTTACGTGGTGAGGCTTGATACGGTGCTTATTTGTTTTGCCAAATACAAGGCCCACACGCGCACCGTAGCCTACATAATCAATCTTGGTTCTAATACTGAGCTTTAAATAATTAGACCCTGCGAAATACTCACGCATCAATTGATTAAATGCGCCAGTGGGTTCCTCACTCAAAGACACAGCCGCATAATACTTAGATAGAATAATTTCTTTATCTTCTGTCAACGCTCCCAGCTTGACCGAGCCGCCAGACTTTGGGTGGTATTCGTATGACACCCGGCCCATGTAGCAGCGCGAAGGTAGCCACTCTGGGCCTTTAATTCTTTTGCGTGGTGACATAATTAACCCATTGCCGAAAAGTCTGGTTCTTCATTATGCGCCAAATTATTATTAAACCGCAAATGGGTGGGATTATTAAAGCTGAACCATGTTACGTGTGGGCAACCATTGCGATCTTTCACATAGTGGATGTTATGGTCTTTAAAAACTTCGCACTGTTTAGCCATTGAGGTGAAGCCTGTTACTGTGGCAATCTCTGCCTCGGTCATTAAATTATTCATAGTGTTGGCTCTTTTTTTGTTCCGTCATATTTCAGGGTTAACAATGAATTAGCTGCTTTTTCTACTTTGGTGCGGCAATCCCATTCTTCAATAAATGTATGAGGACTGACAAATGAGCGAGTCATACGATTATCAATCTCAGGGTTAAATTGATAATCTATTGGGAAATTTACTGTTAAGTTCATAATAATCACCTATCTAGTTTACCTACCAAAAAACCCAAATTAATGGGCTATGGCTGCGTCTTTCCGCAAAGTCATCACGGCAATTTAAAACGGTATATCGTCATCAAATGAAGAATCAAAGCCACCTTCCACTGCTTGCCTTGCCTGCTGCTGGTTCTGCGCCTGCTGTTGTGGTGCTTGCTGACGCTGCTGAGGTGCTTGCTGTTGCCCACCTTGTCGGCTGTCTAGCATTTGCATTTCACTGGCTACAATCTCAGTGCTGTATCGCTTAACCCCTTCTTGCTCCCAACTACGAGTGCGTAAAGACCCCTCAATATAGACTTTGGAGCCTTTCTTAACATACTCGTTAACAATCTCAGCTAGTCGGTTGAAGAACACTACGCGGTGCCACTCTGTGCGCTCTTGCGCTTGGCCTGTTTGCTTATCTTTCCAAGATTCGCTAGTAGCCACAGTGATGTTCGTAACCATGCTGCCAGATGGCATAGCTTTAGTTTCTGGATCACCGCCCACGTTACCCACTAAAATTACTTTATTTACACCCTTTGCCATGCTGTATTACTCCTATTAAATTTCTTCTGCGTCTGCTTTTAAAACGCTTTCAAATGCACAAACTGATATTGATTTGGCTATTTCTTCGGCTTCTTCTTGTGATTCAGCTTCAACCATTAATGTATCAACGTGCCGTTCAATCACTTTAACCATGTAACTAGCCATGCTGTACTACTCCTATTTAATTTCTAATCGCTGGCCTGATACCAGGGTGATGCCTTTAATGACTTCGCCAGCCTGAATTGCCTTTTTCAACTCTGCTTTATTCGCCGTGGTGGTGGTGGTAACTTTTGTGGTGCGGTAATTTTCGTTTAGCGACTCAACATCAAGCCCACTCTCAATAATCACGGCTGCTGGCGTCTTTTTAACTTTTACGTCAAAGTACACGCCATTAACTGCGGTGAACCCGTTTTGAGTCATATTTTGTAACAGGTATTTAGTTAGCCCTGCTGCATGGTTATCTAGTGACTTAGATCGTTTAGCCATATCTAGCATCGCGTTCTTGATAGACTCAGCTTGTGCTTTTGTGTTGCGAATATATGCCGCCACGCGCTTAATCTTTTCTGAAACTTCGCCCTCTAAACCTTCCATTGTGTCGAGAAAAGTATCCGCGTCTATGGCACCGCTTTGCTCCATTTCGTAAAGGTCATTTAGCGCGTGGCTGTAATCCTGACTGACTTCAAATAGTGTTGTGTTCATGCTGCTACCTTTAACAGTTCTTTGATTGAGCTACGGGTAGGGGCATCTAATCGCCCCCATATAATTTCTTTTTCATCGTTGGTTAATTCGCCTACAGCCTCTTGGCAGGCACCTGAATCGTTATTTTTAACGGCTTTAACTAGCGCGGCTTGTGACTTCATTAGCGCTTTATGAGTGTTGTCGGCATAGGCATTGCTATCGGCGTCTTTAGTGTCGTCAATGGCAAACAATCCATTGAGAGCGTATTTTCTTGCGTAGCTTGATGCTGTGCCTGTAATTTGGCTGTCGTCCATGCCCTTTTTCTTTTCTGATTCCCTTGCAAACGCCGTGGTGTATACGCTTACATCGCCCTGTGAAAGGGTAGCCGTAGCTTTGACGTAGACGCGATTGCCGACTGCTACTACGTCATCGGATAGCGTTAGCGTTGCACCGTCCAGGTGGCCTTTTACAGCCTCGACAATATCCGAGCATGAGCGGAAATTAAAATTAGCAAAATCGTTTCTTTGGCCCTTTGGTGCTTTAAGCACTTGCTGAATGCTTGCTAGTTTTTCGTGAATAGTCATTACATACCCCTTTGTACATCTTCATTCATTTGCAAAAGCGCATTAAATCGGCTTTCGTATTCTTTAAAATCTTTGCTGCCAACCTTGTACGGATTGTAATTTTCTGCCGTGTCTTGGTAGTCAATGCCAGCTTTCATGCTGGGCGTCATAGTT